GTTTCCCAGTCACGATCGCGGTGTATCACCCGACCGATGGCAGTCATCTTAAAATCTTCTGCCAGGTCGCTTGTAAATTCATGACAATCCTCGTCAGCTGAAAACTGGATATCGGCCATACCCTTAATCGCCGGCGGCATCGCGCCTAAGAATCCGATATGACGGAGCGTGCCATCGGGATATATGGAAATGCTGCGCTTCTTAAAGAGGCCTTTAGCAATCATATCAGCAAACTCAGGCACCACCTGGGTGCCGGCAGCATAAAGAATCTCACCGACTCGCTTTAGGCCTTTGGTCCAGCCATAGGCCGGGGCATTATCCGTCGGATGCCCAATTACAAATGGAGCTTCGTGCGCTTCCTGGGCGTTGTAGGCCTCAACCATTTTGTCAAGATCAGCGGCGGTATAGGTTAATTCCCGCCCCTTTGAATCGGTATGTGTGCCGGTACGAAAGATTTCAAACCAGTTTTCAAGGCCTTTCATATCACTCCTGCGAAAATAAAAATTGAGGTTACCACCAGGGAAATACCGAGACCTATAAATGTCATCGCCCAGTCGATCCGGGAATTATGCTGAAATTTCTTGAAGCTACCGTATGTCTCCTCGATGTTTTCATCGAGCGCTTGCCAGGATTCATTCATTGCCTGCAGACTGAAAACGACGAACGAAGTAGCCAGCACACTGACTAGGTATCGCAGCACAAAAGTTTCTATCGGTAGCCAGCTGCAAAAGAATGGCAGCAGCACGGCAACCAACCCGGCGGCGATGATACCGTGCCAGGTATCGTAATTGATGCCAAAAAATGTGTTTGCCTCTGTATTCACTCGATTTTGCAAACAGAAACTCACTGCCAATTTCGAACTAGCGTTTAACGGCGTTCAAACCCCGTTTAAAAATTGAGTACGTCGTCCGAGGCTATGATGACACCACCTGGACCCTACGATCGATCTGAGGCCATTTTCGAAGCCAACCACAGCAGGGGTATTTCTACCCCTGCCGCAGCAGAAGGAGTTAGGCACTAATCGATGGGTCAAGATATTCCTTTTGCTATTGGTTGTCTACTGAGTGGCTCAGTAGATATGGGAAGGGAAAAATGCATAGTATTCCATCCGGTAAATCTTACTTATAAAGAGGCAGGTTATGAATGGGTGAGCTGACTACTGTTGCGACTTTAGCAAAAGCATTCGGAGTGGGTGGGCTCATATTTGTCATCTGGTATCTGGATAAACGATCCCAGGAAAAAAAATGGATGGACCTGGTAGCCCGCCTTGATTCCAACTGGAACACCATTATTCAGGGCATGGCCGCGCAACATGAGCAGGCATTAAAGAAAATGCAGGATGGGCATGCCGGCAGCCTGGAACAAATGCGCCAGAACAACCAACAGACATTCGATTTGCTAAAGAGTGCAATCGAAACCCAGCAAATGCACACCTCAATAATTGCCCGGGTGGAACACAAAATTGATACAAACGAGGCCTGCCCTTACACAAAAGCTAACCGGAGAGACCTATGAACGAGGTATTAATGTGGAAAGGGCTGTTGGTAGAGCTAAAGCGAAAGGCTCGGGAAAAAGAATCCCAGGCGGCGGCAATCATTATCTCGATGCGGATGATGTTAAACCCGCATGAGACAGACATTACCAAGTTGAATGTCGAAGAAATTGAGAACGCCGGCGACCTGCTACGGAAACTGGTCGAGGAAATCCGAGAGATGAAAGCCCAGATGGAGAAGCTGGAGACAAGCATAAATGGCTAAAAAGCATCTCTATTACGATGAAGCCGAGCGCCTTTATTGTGTCGAGCAACTGACGTTTGAAGAGGTTGCCAAGCGAATGCCGGTTAGCGAACGAACCCTGCGGAGTTGGGGTTCTGAGGGCGAATGGGATAATAAGCGGAAAGGGTATTTTGAAAGCCGCCGGCTATTCCACGAAGAGCTCTACAATCTGGGACGGCTGCTTGTGCAAAGCCTGAATGCCGACCTGGCTGCAGGAAACGAAATTAATCCCAGACGCATCAACGCTCTGGCAAGAATCATCCCCAATCTTACTAAAATTAAAGAGTATGAGGAAGTGGTAAAAGCAGCCCAGGATGATGAGCCGGCCGGCGATGTTGATGCTGCTACCGAAGCCGTCGAGAAAATACTCGGCATAACATAAGGAGTTAAAAATGGATCAAGCGGTCATCAACAACAATTTCACCCATCACACTCCTAACGCCTCACAAATAGTGAAGTATCAAGAGATTCGTGCAAAGGCCAAAGAACTTGCAGAACTCCTTAACGAATTCTGTCCCGACTCCCGTGAGAAGAGTCTGGCTATCACCAACCTGGAACAAGCTGTCATGTGGGCCAACGCCAGCATCGCCCGAAATGAATAGGGGGACTGGTGAACCCGAACCCGGAAAAGTTCCTACTCCAATATCAGATTGACTGGCTTAAAGACAAAAGCCCCGTTAAAATCTGGGAGAAATCCCGCCGGATCGGCGCGACCTATGTCCAGGCTCTTGAGGATGTCCAGGACATTATCAAGGGTGTGGTTGACAAGGTCTGGTTTTCCTCAGCCGATGAATCTGCAGCGAAAGAATACATCGATTACTGCGCGTACTGGGCAACTGTGTACCAGGCAGCGGCATCCGCCGTAGGGCATGAGATAATCGATCCTGAAAGGGATGTTAAGGTCCTGGTCATCACCTTCAGAAACGGCAGCAAGATTCACGCACTATCATCTAATCCTAAAGGTTTCCGCTCTAAGGGCGGAAAGGTGGTGCTTGATGAATTTGCATTCCACGATAATGCAATGGCAATGTGGAAAGCAGCTAAACCGGTAACCACCTGGGGCTACCCGCTGAGGATCTTATCAACCCATCATGGTAAAGGCTGCCTCTACTACAAGTTTCTCGAATCCTGCAAAAAGGGCCTGCTTAAATGGTCGCTGCATAAGACCGATATATTTGACGCTGTTGATGATGGATTGGTCGATAAGATCTACAGGCGGCCAACTATTCAGGCTGAGCGTGAAGAGTGGATACAGCAAGTACGTGCTGACTGCTTCGATGAAACCACATTCCAGGAGGAGTATTGCTGCGTAGCAGTTGATGAGGCTACTGCCTTCCTAACCTACGATCAGATTTATAGCATCGAAGACCCCGATGTATTGATCGGTCTCGGTGACATAGATGGTGATCTTTATGTCGGTGTTGACATCGGTCGCAAAAAAGACCTGACTGTTATCTGGGCATTAGAGCGAATCGGGCCGCTTAAATTCACCAGGCGAATTGAGATACTGAAGGCCGAGCGCTTTGCAGTGCAGCGGGATGTTCTATTTAAGATCCTCTCCCATCCGAGGTTGCGTCGCGCTGCGATCGATGCCACCGGGCTTGGAATGCAGCTAGCTGAGGAAGCGCAGGAAGAATTCGGCAGGTACCGGATCGAGGCGGTGACTTTCACAAACCGCGTGAAAGAAGAGATGGCCTACAACCTGCGAACCGATGTGGAAGATAAAACAGTCGTTATCCCGATCGACCCGGACATCAGGGAGGATCTGCACAGCATAAGGAAGGTAACCACAGCCGCCGGTAATATTCGCTTCGATGTGAATTCGATGAATACTGACGGGCACGCCGACAGATTTTGGGCACTGGCACTGGCGCTTGATGCAGCACGTGATCAGGATGGACCTATCTATATCGCCACACGTGGGCAATCTCGCGCCAGCCAGATACTAAGAGGATATGAATAATGGGCAAGCTCTATATCAACGAACATGATTATATCGAAGTCGGTGCCGGCAGCAAGGCATCGATTAAGAACCTGCTTAAAGAGATTGCGACCCGGCCTGATTGGCATTCGATCAGCCGGCTGAATATGGCCTTGCCTAATCCAGATCCTATCCTGAAGCGGCAGGGAAAGGACATATCGATTTACCGGGATCTCACCTGCGATGCCCATGTGTTTTCCAACATAGAGAGTCGGAAAGCAGGCGTGCTCTCGATGGAATGGGAGATCGACCGGGGCAAGTCCAAGAGCCGGGTAGCTCGGTTCATCGAGGATCTGTTTAACGACGAAGCCTTTGACCTATACCGGGTCATGGAGGAAATCCTTGAAGCACCACTTTATGGTTATCAGCCACTGGAAATCATGTGGCACTTGGAGCCGCTTGAGGTCCTGGGCAAACCCCAGGAATGGTTCTTATTCGACCATGAAAACCGGCTGCGTTACCGGCCACTGAGGGGACCAGCTGCAGGTGAGCTACTACCCGAACGTAAATTTCTGCTGCCCCGCCACCGGGCCAGCTACGATAACCCCTACGGCCAGCCGGTATTATCCCGCGTCTTCTGGCCGGCAGCCTTTAAGAAAGGTGGGTTAAAATTCTGGACAATCTTTACCGAAAAATTCGGCATGCCGTTCATCGTCGGCAAGCACCGGCGCAATGAAGATGCAAAGGAAATTGATAAGTTTGCAGACATGCTTGAGAACATGGTGCAGGATGCAATCGCTGTTATCCCGGATGACGGATCGGTTGAGCTCCTGGAGCGAAAAGGAACCGGCGGTGGGGATGTCTACGGTGGCTTGCTGAAAGTCTGTAACGCCGAGATGTCTAAAGCGATTCTGGGCCAGACCCTTACAACTGAGGTCGGGGACCGGGGCTCTTTCGCGGCCAGTAAAACCCACTCCGGGATCAGGCAAGATATTGTAGATACCGACCGCAGGCTGGTTGAGAAAACCATCAACCAACTGATTGACTGGGTAGTTGAGGTTAAGTTCGGGGATGTTCTGCGGCCCAGGTTCGGGCTTTGGGAAGAAGAAGATGTCGATAAAGATCTCGCTGAGCGAGATAAGATCCTTAAGGATACCGGCGTTAACTTCACAAAGCAATATTTCCAAAGAGCCTATGGATTCGAAGAAGATGATTTCGAGATCTCCGGAAGTGAAGATGTGCCGGCCGCAGGGGAATTTGCAGAAGACGAGAAGCCGGCAGCGACGACCGACCAGGCCGTGCTCGATGCCGCCATCGATGCCCTGGATCCAAAAGACCTGCAGGGGCAGGTAGAACAAATGCTTGCACCGGTAATGGAAATGATCTCAGGCGGTGCAAGCTATAACGAAGTCCTTGAAAAAATTGCCGGTACCT